ATTACTGTTATTAACGATGAAGATTTCGTTGTTCGTAATGCTTTTGAGCGTTGGATGAACGGTATTAATAGTCACCGTTTGAACATTCGTGATCCATTAGGACAAACACCTAGTAGTTACTCTGTTGATTCGGAAGTTATTCAATATGGTAAAAATGGTGACATTTTAAAAACTTATAAATTTTTAGGTGTATTTCCAACTGATGTGTCGGCTATTGATGTTGACTGGAGTGCAAATGATCAAATTGAAGAATTTGTCGTAACTCTATCTTATCAATGGTGGGAAGCAGTTGAAACTGGTGTGGTTTAAATAGTAGAGGCTTCGGCCTCTACCGTTTTTTAAATATAGGATGAATATCTAATGGCTATAAATCTATTCGGGTTTACTCTCGGGAAAAAAGATATTGTTCAGATTGAAAAACCTGAGCAAGCTTCTTTTGCTATTCCTACCGAAGCGCTTGATGATGGCGCAGTTACTATCACACAAAATGCCCATTATGGCACATATGTGGATCTGGAAGGTTCTGTTCGTAATGAACTAGAATTAATTACCAGATATCGTGAAATGTCAAATCATCCTGAATGTAGCATGGCAGTTGATGAAATCATTAACGAAGCAATTACTCATGCTAATGATGGTACTGTTGTTGATATTAATATGGATAAACTGAAACAACCAGAATCCATTAAAAAGAAAATACTTGAAGAATTTAAAAACATCCAAAAGATGTTAAACTTTTCAAACTTAGCTGATGATTTGTTTAGGCGTTGGTACATTGACGGTAGAATTTATTACCATGTTATTGTAAATGATAATAATCCTAGAGATGGCATACAAGAATTAAGATATGTTGATCCACGCAAGATTCGTAAAGTGCGTGAAATTAAAAAAGAAAGAGATTTAAAAACTGGAGCTCAAATTGTTAAATCAATTGCTGAATATTATGTTTACAATGATCAAGGCACCACAACACAAACATTTACATCTAATGTAAATCAAGGTTTAAGAATTGCACCTGAGTCTATATTAAATGTTAACTCAGGTTTAATGGATGCAAAGAACACCTTTGTTATTTCATATTTGCATAAAGCTATTAAGCCACTCAATCAATTAAGAATGATTGAAGATGCTGTTGTTATTTACAGAATATCAAGAGCACCAGAACGCCGTATATTTTATATTGATGTAGGTAACTTACCAAAAGGTAAGGCTGAACAATACATGCGGTCAATTATGATACAGTATCGTAATAAATTAGTTTATGATGCTAATACTGGTGAGCTCCGTGATGAGCGAAAGCATATGTCAATGCTTGAAGATTTTTGGTTGCCTCGCCGTGAAGGTGGTAAAGGTACTGAAATTACCACACTCCCTGCTGGTCAAAACTTAGGTCAAATGGAAGATGTATTATATTTCCAAAAGAAACTATTAAATTCATTAAATGTTCCAATTTCAAGATTAGATCCACAAGGTGGTGGAATGATTGGAATTGGCCGTACCACAGAAATTACCCGTGATGAAGTTAAGTTTAGTAAATATATTACTAGGTTGCGTAATAAATTCTCTCGCCTTTTTGATGATGCTCTTAGAGTACAGCTGTCACTTAAAGGTATATGTACTGTTGAAGAATGGGAAGAATTTAAAGAATCAATTTATTATGATTTTAAACAAGACAACAACTTTACCGAAATGCGAGATGCAGAGATTTTGCGTGAGCGTATCAGTACGGCTAGTTTAATTGATCCCTATATTGGTCGTTATTATTCTGCTGCTTGGGTTCGTAAAAATGTTCTTCGTATGACAGAAGAAGAAATTGATTTAATGGAGAAAGAAATTGAAGAAGAAGGAGAACTTGCTACACCAGAAAATGGCCAAGCCCAAGCAGGACAAGAGGGAAATGCCCAAATTCAGCCCGAAGATAACACTCAGGAAAGTAGCGGCCAGGAGTCGTTAACACCACAATTAGATAATGCGGTAAATAAATATGCTTTCAATAAGACTAAATAAGGTATAATAGGAGATATTATGACAACATCAACATTTATTGATCAATTAGCTGCAGGACAATCAGCTGAAGCAAAAGAAACATTGGCAAATTTATTGTCTGCTCATGCTTTTGAATCGTTAGATACTCGTAAACAAGAACTAGCATCAACATTGTTTGGTGGATCCAAAGTAGAAGATCAACCAGAAGAAACAGAATAAAAAAATAAATGAAGTCATTATTAAATTTTAAATCTATTTTTGAAGAAGAAAAATCAGACTATTCTAAGTTTGATGTTTTAGTTCGTGCTGGTCTGGCCAATAAAGCACAGATGCAGAGGATTCATAAAATATTAGACAGAATGCAAGACGAAAAGCCAAACTTTAGTCCTGCTGATAGAATGATCATACAGAATCTTTTTAATAAGATGGTAGATTTAGTATCTAATAATAAAAATATTAATCTCCAGGCTCGCCGTGCAGTAAGAGAAGAATTAGAAGAAAAAGTAATAGATACATCCGATTATAAGTTAGGTGCCGCTGGCCAAAAAGTTAGAGCACACAGGATTAAAGTTGGAGATACTGCACCACAAGTTGGTACTATGGCACCTGAGGTTGGTGATGATGCAGAACAAGATAAAAATACATCAAAGAAAGTGTATAAAGAAGCTGTTGATTCTCAAGCTTTGCCATTTGTTTTAGTTCTTCGCCGTAAAGCTGTTCGTATGTATCCTGAGGGTACAAGAGTTGCTTTGTATTATAACGAAAGATTGAATCGTTATTTTTCTGTGCCTTATAGTTCAGAATCATTAGCTAAAACTCCAATTCAGGCAGAAGAATTTACAACACAGATACAACATGATGATGGAACTGTTAGTGATGTTACTGCTAGTAATATACAAATGTTGATGGATGTGTATCAAGGTTTAAATGAAACAAATAAAACTAAGTTTATTGCGATGATTGAAGGTTCAACAGAAGAATTAAATAAAGCTATTGAATTTGCCTTAAAGATTGAAAAATGAACCTCATAGAGTTAATCAGTACAAATAGATTAATTGAAGCTAGAGAATTAATTTTTAATCGTTTAAACGAACATTTTGAAGAAAAGTTACAAGAAGAAGCTGAGTTTATTGGCAGTAATATATACATAGAGTCGGATGAACCTATTGAAGAAGCTTCTACTAATATAATAAAGATTGGAAGAATTAAAAAGATTCGCAGAAGAATTCGTAGAAATAAAAAAGGCCGTATTATTGTTCAAAGAAATATACGAAAGTCTGCTATAAAAGGATTTAGAATATCAGGTAATAAAGTTGTTCGTATACCTGCTGTTCAAAGAATACAGAAGGCGAGAAAATTAAAACGGTACTGGAAGACAAAAGGTAGATCCAAATTGCGTAGAACATTACTCAAAAGAAAAATGTCTTTAAGACGCCGAACATCCATGGGGATAAAGTAAAATGGCATTTCAATCTGAAATCATCAATTCATTAAAAGCTCCGTCAGTCATTCGTGTTGCGGATGCTGGAACAACCACTATTTCTCTCAATGACTTGCGAGCTAACCCAACAATTGAAACTGTTACCGCAGCTAATATCAAAAGAGTAACTTGGTCAACCAACGGTAGTATTTCTATTGTTCGTAATGGTAATACGGCATTGTCTTTACACAATACAGGCGAAATGCGATTTGATGAGTTTGGGTATGCAATCGCAAATAATAACGGTTCAAATATTGTTATTACAATAGCGTCTGGTGGTTCTCTTGTTATGGAAGTTTCAAAAACAGCCACATATAGTGTGGATCCATATACAGGGCAAGCAATATGAAATTAATTACAGAAACAATTGAACAGGTTCAGTACATTACTGAAGCCTCTGAGAATGGTAAAAAGAACCTGTATATCACCGGTCCTTTTTTAGTTTATGATAAACCAAACAAAAATAATAGAATGTATGGTAAAGAAACATTAAGCAAAGAAGTTAGTCGCTATAATGAAGAATATATTAAAACAAATCGTGCTTTGGGTGAACTTGGTCATCCTGATACACCCTCTATTAACTTAGAAAGGGTGTCACATAAAATCGTTTCGCTTGAAGATAATAATGAATGTTATATAGGTAAAGCATTAATTTTAGAAACTCCTTATGGTCAAATAGTCAAAAACTTTATTGATTCTGGAGTAAATGTTGGAGTATCTTCAAGAGGAATGGGTTCTTTAGTTCAAACCAAAGAGGGATATAATTTAGTGCAAGACGATTTCCGTTTAGCAACAGCTGCTGATATTGTTGCCGATCCTTCGGCACCAGGAGCTTTTGTTAATGGAATTATGGAAAATAAAGAGTGGCTTTTTGTTGAAGGTCGTTTTGTGGAAGTTGATTTTGACCATGCAAAAAAACAGATACAAAAAGCCTCTCGCAAAGACATTGAACGGGTTGCACTTAACCTGTTTGAAAACTATTTACGAAAACTTTAATTTTATAAATAAGAAATCATAAGGAGATTCCTAATGGCATCAAACAAACTATTTGAGGCAGCCGCAGAAATTCTTGCAGGAAGCAAGAGTTCGTCACCAGCAATGCCTCCAGAGAAATTAGCCGCTGAAGTTGAAAATTTGGGTGGACCAACACCTGAAAATTATAAATCAGATGATGATTCAGCTAAACTAGCTACATCTAAATCTGCTAAAACAGCCGTGGCACCTACAACAAAACCATCTGCAGCTTCCGCTAAAATGGAAGAAACAGAAGAATCTTCGGAAGAAGAAGTTCTTGCTGAAAAAATGCATGATATGGAAATGAAGAAAGCTGAAATGAAAAAGAAAATGAAAGAAGATGTTGACGCTCTTTTTTCAGATGATGATACCATTTCTGAAGAATTCAAATTCAAAGTTTCTACAATTTTTGAAGCTCGTGTCATGGACCGTGTAACACAAATTGAAGAAGAAACAGAATCCCGTTATGCTGGCATGCTTGAAGAAGCTGTTGAATCAATCAAGCAAGACCTAACAGAAAAAGTGGATGACTATCTTTCATATGTTGTTGAACAATGGATGGAAGAAAATCAAATTGCTATTGAATCCGGTCTCCGTTCAGAAATGACAGAAGAATTTATTGCCGGTCTCCGTAATCTCTTTGCAGAACATTATATTGATGTTCCTGCTGAAAAGGTAGATGTTGTTGAAGAATTAGCAAGTAAGGTTGAAGAACTTGAAAGCCAACTCAACGAAGAAATTGATCGTGCTGTTCAATTGAACAAAGCTTTAATTGAGTCCTACAAAACAGAATTGACTCGTGAAGTGTGTAATGGTCTTACAGAAACTCAAGTTGAAAAAATTAAATCGCTCGCAGAGAGTGTTGCATTCACCTCAGAAGATGAATACAAAGAAAAACTTGAAACCATCCGTGAGAACTATTTTCCATCAGGCGTTAAAAAAGCCAATGTGAATCAACTCCACGAAGAAGTAACAGACGGTACAGAGAATAAGCAGGTTTCTGCTGATCCTTATGTAGCTGCCGTTATGAATGCTATTTCAAAAACTAATAAAATTTAATCCCAAGGAGTATTAACAATGTATCTTTCAGAAGAACTACAAACAAAATGGGCTGGCGTTCTGGATCATCCAGAAATGTCAAAGATTACAGACCCATATAAGCGTGCTGTAACTGCTGTTATTCTTGAGAATCAAGCTCAAGAAATGCAAAAATCAGGACAAATGTTGCAAGAAGGCCCACCCACAAACTTTGCTGGTACAGGTGGTTTTGGTGGTAGCGCAGCTGCTCCAGTTGCTGGTTTTGATCCAATTCTTATCAGTTTGGTTCGCCGTTCGTTGCCAAATCTAATTGCGTATGACATTTGCGGCGTTCAGCCAATGACAGGTCCTACAGGATTGATTTTCGCAATGCGTACTAAGTATGACAACGCAAGAACTGGTACAGAAGCTTTCTTTAACGAAGCTAATACCGGTTTTGCTGGTGCAAACGGTGGTGGTGCTCAAGTAGCTCTT